TTTATAATGAAGCAAATTATAAGGACGACAAAGATAAATTTGAAAAGTCAATGCAGTCTGGAAAACTTGATTTAGCTGTGTTTCACAGATTAATGACACATGACCTTTGTGTGCACACTAGCATTATTGATAATGGTTGTATTGGAGATGTTAGTTTAAAAGATGTAGAACTTGCATTGAAATATCCAAAAAAGGGTTGGAAAATTCTTCTTAAAGCATCATCAGAACTCATGAGAGTCTCACCGCATTACTTTAGAATGAACAATCTATATTCTAATATGGCTTTATTTTGTTGGGGAATAGATTTATATGATGTAAAAGAAAACGCTAATGTTAAAAAAGTAAAAAAAGATTATTCAACTTTGTCAGCTAAATTAGAAAATATGAATTTAAAGCATGAATATTCTAAAATAATGAAGGTTATACCTTATCAAGATATTTATTGTGGACTAGTGTTTGAAAATCAAAATGATTTCTTCTTTCAACAAATAGATTATAAAATTTGCGAATTATACAAAATTCAAGATGGCTTATTTAATTTTAGAATTGATTTAAGTCAGATAAAAGCTCAGAATTTAGACGCATATCCAACATATGTAAAGCAGGCATATCTTGATTATATTGAAGCGGTTAAGGCTAATAAGGCTGTATCTCAATGGTATGAGCCGCCAGCAGATAAACAAATTTGTTTAAAAATGAATAGTCAGTGGACATTCCCTTATCCGTTATTAATTGGGTTAATCAAAGATGTTTTAGATTTAGATATTTATAAAAAATTAAAATTACAGTCGGCAAGAACTGATAACTATAAGGCTATTGCGGTTGAAGTTCCTATTGATGAAACTACAGTTGATAAGCCGCTTCTTACTCCAGATACTCTTGGTATTTTTGCAGATATCAATAGAGAAAGTATGACGGATGATATTGGTCTTCTTCATACTCTGGGCTCTAGCGCTACGCCTATTAGTTTTAAAGATTCAACAAATACAAGAAACAATGTTTCTGATGCAATAGATGAACTTTATAATTCAAGTGGTATTACAAAAGAACTTTATAATGGTTCTTCTAGTGCTACTGCTCTTGGGTATTCAGTAGAAAATGATTCTGGGTTTATCTATGGCTTATATAGACAATTTGAACGTTGGACTAATCGCTTTATAAAGATTAGAAAGTATAATAAACCAGCTTTCAAATTCTACTTTTATCTTTTAGATGTTACCATTTTTAATCGTGATAATATTTCTAATAGATATAAAGACGCGATTTCTTTAGGGGCTACTGTTATAGATAAATGGATGGCTTCTTTAGATATGACTCCATCTCGTATGTTGGGGTCATTTGTATTACATAAAGACGTTTTTGATTTTCAAAATAATTTTATACCACTTCAGTCTTCATTTAATAGTAATGCAGAAAATGCAACAGAAGATAAATCTGGAAGACCTACTAATGAAAGCAAAGGTAAGAAACTAGATGAAAGTGGAGAAAAAACCAAAGATTTAGATTCAAATAAAGACAGATAAGGAGGATTGTTATGGCAGAATCAAAAATTAAAAAATCTGCATTATCCTTTCCTGTCACATTTGAAAAAACTGAGGAAATTGAAAGTGCAGATTGTAGATTTACAAAAGTAAAGATTTGGTTAATGCACCTTGGAGAAAACTTTAATGGCAGTGTTTTTGAAAAGGATGTTGTAGACAAGGCTATCCCTACTCTTGGATATATACCAATTGTTGCCTTTTTAGAACAAAATAAAACTGGAGAAAAGGATTGTTCTAATCACAGATATGTCATTACAAAAGATGACAAAGGTGTTAGAAGAAAATATGTAGGAAATGCATATGGCGTAATTACATCTTCAGAAGATAATAATGCTCATTATGAGGAGCGCTTGTGCGATGATGGGGAAACTCGTACATTTTTAGTTGTTGACGGTTTGGTTTGGAATATGTTTGAAGACAGTTCTGAAATAATGAACCGTGATTTAATTAAGAGTCAGTCAATGGAGTTATACGATGATGGTTCTTGTATTGACGGATATGAAGATGAAAATGGTCTTTTCCATTTTACAGATTTTTCATTTAGAGCCGCTTGTATTTTGGGTGATGATTACGACCCAGCAATGATTAACTCTACTATTGAGGTTCAGTTCGCTATGAGTGATTTTGTTAAGAGTATTCAGAGTGAACTTGACTATAAATTTACTACTTTCACCAAGATGGTGAATGAAAAAACTAATCAAGGAGGTATTAAAAATATGCCAAATACAGATTTTACTCAGACTGTATTGCAGCAGTTTGAAGATATTTCCACGATGGTAAAAGAATATGAAGCTATTGTAGATAGATGGGGAGATTCAAGACCTCGCTACTATGCAGTAGATATTCAGGAAAACGAAGTAATTGTAGTTGATAGAAAATCTGGATACAATTATTTTGGTATGGCATTTACCATGAATGGTGATAAGGCAGAAATTGACTTTGCCAGTGGAAAAAGAAAGAAACTTCGTTATGAAGATTATGTTGAGGGAACTGTAGCACCAGAAGGTGGATTTGATTTTGGAAATCACATTTCTGAAATTGAAGATGTTGCATTTGCTAAAGTAGAAGATGCAAATACAAAAGTTTCTGAAGCAGAAGAAAAAGCTTCTGAATTTGAAGCAAAAGTTTCTGAATTTGAAACAAAGGTTTCTGAATTTGAAGCTGCTAAAAATGAGATTGAAGAAAAATACAATCAGGTTAATGCAGAATTTGAAGAAATGAAGCCAAAATACGATGACTATGTTAAAGCTGAACAGGCTCGTGTTGAAGCAGAGTTAGATGCTCAGAAAGTTGCTGAATTTGCAAAATATGAAACTATTTTAACTGATGATGTTGAGTTCGAAGCTTTAAAAGAAAAGAAAGACGAAATGACAGTTAAAGAAATTGAAAGCGAATTAGCAATTATGTTTGCAAGAAAAACTCTTGCACAGACAAACTTTAGTAAAACTAAAGAAGACGGAATGATGACTGCTGGAATTATTGACGATTCTGGTAAAGACGGTTTCGTTGCAACAAAATATGGATATATTCCAGTAAGACGATAATAAAAATAAAATGAATATTTAGGAGGAAAACGACATGGCAGTACATGCAGTTTGTGAAACTACTAATCTTAGAGCTGTTCATTATGCAGAACGTATCTGGGACGCAGTAGCTGATATTGATATTGATAATGGTACAATTGGATACCTTGAAAACCCTTCTGATGAAGGAGTTATTCACACATTTAAAGCTGGTACAATGGAAGGTAAAGCTCCAGTTCTTGTTCACATGCCAGAATGGACAGAAGATACTACAAACAGACTTAATCAGAGAAAAGATAAATTCTTTAATCCAGCTAAAGTTCCTTTCAGAGCTTTCACACTTAAAGAAGGTGATGAATTTGCACTTTCTCCAGAAGGATTCGCTGGTGAACCAGTAGTTGGTAAATATGTTTCTGTTAATGCAGATGGTAAATTAGCAGTTGCAGATGCTCCAGTTGAAGGTGCAGTAATGGTTGGTAAAATTATGAGAAAACGTCAGATTGGTTCTACTCTTGTTACAAAAGTACGTGAATATGGTTATGCTCGTATGATGTACACAGTAAAAGTAGAATCTTTAGCTTAATTATTAGAAAAGGAGGAAAAATATAATGCCTAGAATGAATTTTAGTACAGACGAAATGAGAATTTTTGACCTCACTAATGATTTAGCTAGAGGTGACTTCTCTCTTCACGCAGAAGGTGAAAATGGTGAAAAATTAACAAAGAAAGACCTTGAAGACTACGCAAGAGAGACAATTAATAAAGATATTTTAAAAGGTTTAACTCTGTATCAGGCATACAGACGTAATAACACTGTTTTATTTGAAATCGTTGAAGAAATCGTAAACCTTACAATTTCTAATGATTTTCAGGATATCCCATTCATGGATAACTTCGTAGAATTTAAGAATCGTGCATTTGGTGATAGAACAGCTTGGTATTCTGAAGGTAAGTCATACTTATCTGTAGTTTCTTTTGCTGGAAATCACTGGGATACAAATCGTGAAGCACTTGATGCAGGTGCAGAATTCACACTTCCAAAGGAATGGGTATACATTCACTGTTATGATGAATTTGAAAGATTCTTACTTAACCTGTCTTCTCTTGAAAGATTAACAGATGTTATTTACAAATCTTTCAACAAATATATTAAAGAAAGATGCTACATGCAGTTCCAGAACGTAATGGATGTTGTTCCAGAAGAATTTGACGTTAAGGGTAACTCAGAAGAAGCTGTTGGTGGTCTTTGTGACTTACTTCAGGCTGCTGGCGGATACTCTAACCTTACAATTTGTGGTACAAGAGCTGCATTAAGAAAACTTGCTGGTATCGTTCCAGATAGATACTTTGCTGAATCAATGCGTGAAGCAAAGAACAACATGGGTCACATTGCTGAATGGGAAGGACATAAATTAATGGTTATCCCACAGGTTCTTAAACAGGGCACATTCGAACTTGCTCTTGACGAAAATACACTTTTCATCATGGGTGGAGATGTTAAACCTATTAAGCTTGAATTTGTTGGTGATACACGTACTCAGGAAGTTCGCGACCATAGAGTAAACAATGATATGACAATGGAACTTCAGGTTCAGACATGCTTCGGTATTGGTATGATGTTACCAGAAGTATTCGGACGCTTCCAGTTTGCGTAAGAAATAAAGTTATATAGTTTTTAAAAGAAAGGTGGTTTTTAGTTATGGCAAAAGCTAGTACTAAAACTGTTACAGATGAAACAATGGAAACAGTTAATAATGTTCCAGAAGTAGATTCTGAAGCAACAGAAAAAGTGAATGAAAATAAAAATAAAAGTACAAAAAAATCAATTAATAAAGAACCGTTAAAAGATTCTGATGAAATTAACGTTGTATCTCTTATTCCTAATGTTAGTTATAAGGATAATAAGACTCTTGATATGTACGAATGGGATGAGGTTGGTCATGTTGAACCAATGACTTTTGAAACACTTAAAAATATGTGGAGAAATAACAAAGGGTATTTTAAACATATGTGGCTAAAGCCAGAAGATGAAAGAGTTATTAATAAGTTTGGTTTAACTAAAACTTTTGAAAAGTACGAATATTTGATGGATGCTTCTAATTATACTAAAGACAACATTAAAGAAATTTGCGAAGCAATTTCAGATACACCAAATGGATTAAAAATTTCTATTTGTGGAAAAGTTAAAAATATGGTTATTAGCGGTGAACTTTCAAATGTTTCTGTTATTAGAGCATTAGAAAACCATTTAAAAATTGAATTAATTGATTTTCTTTAAAATATGGTGTGAGAGGTAGGTAGAATATGACTACTTCATATGAAAGACTTTATGAAAATCTTTTATCGAAATTTCGTAGTTATGAAATACCTCTCATGACTGTGGAAGAAGTAAAAGATTTGTTATATGACTTCCTTGCTCCAGCTATTTCAAGATTCCATGTTTGTCGAAAAGATTTAAAAGACAGAGATGATATTATACAGAGATTCAATGTTGAATTATCTGATATAGAAATTGAAATTCTTAGTAATTATATGCTTATAGAATATATAGATTCTGAGTATATAAGAACTCCGTCTCTTTTAAAGGTTCAGTTACCATCAAGTGATTTTAAGGCGTATTCGCCTGCGAACTTTCTTGATAAGTTAATGGCTATGCATAAAACTTATGTAACCGAGAATGAAACACTATTGTCTCGCTATTCGTGGATGAGTGTAAAAGGGTCTGGAATTAAACTTGGAGCTGGATATAAAAAATCAACATTTTAAAAATAAAAAAATATGAAAGGTGGTGGGTTGATTGCGGTGTTTAGATAAGTTCAATAAGAAAATGAGCTATAGTGGTGGGTCTATTAGAAAAGAAGGTATTATTAGTACCAGAGAATTATTAAAAGAAACATTTGCAGATGACCCATCATATACGTTAGGCGTTTATTTTTGGAGACTTGGATTGAAAGAATATGAGAATGAATCTCCTATTGAAATACGCTTGTATGGCAGAGCGTTTTCAGCTGCAAATGGTGTTACCGTTAAGTTTCAAACACCTTATGATACACCAGTTGTTGTTGGGGATATTATTTATAATGCAAAAGAAGACCAGTATTTAATTTGTACAGAGGCGTTTAATATTGATGATATTCATTTCAAAGGAAAGTTTACTTTGTGTAATTGGATATTAAAATGGCAGAATAAGAATGGTAAAATCTTAGAATACCCTTGTTATGATATAAATGCTACTCAGTATAACTCTGGTGAGCAATCTAATTCACATTTTACAGTTGATTCATCACAGCATATGATTACATTGCCAAGTGATGAGAATACAATTGAATTATGTAGTCCACAAAGATTTTATCTTGATAAGGCTACTAACAATCCATCGACTTATATTGTAACTCAAAATGATACAACAAGTCATAATTATGGTAAAAAAGGATTGGTTAAGCTTACCGTTTTTGCACATCCAAGTAATCCAGAAACGGACAATCCAAAATTGGGTATTTGTGATTATATTGATATGAGCGCTGGTAGTACTCATGCTGGAACTACTGTTGAAAAATGCCCTGTAAATGAACAATCTTGTCGTATTTCTAGAGCGGTCATTGAATATGATACAAATATTATTAAATCTGGCGGAGATTCTAAAGTGTTTATTGGTAAATTCTATGATGATAAAGGTAAAGAAATTAAAGGCGTAGTACCTAGCTGGACTATAGTTAGTGATTTTGATGATAACGATGCCTTTAGAGAAAAATTACAGCTTAAGGAGTTCAATGATAACTGTTTAAGTATTGGGATAGATGACGACTTATACATTGATGAAGATTTTAAATTAGTTTGTTCTTCTGAAGATGATAATAGCGGAATTATTTCTTCTACTTTAGTTATTGAAATTGAATCATTATTATAATGGCTAATAGCTCTATTGTAAGAAAAGCAAAAAATAAAATTATTAAAGAATTTATCAAAGACAAAGAAATTGTAGCTGCCATTGACAGCAAAGATATAAAACCTAATGAACCAGAAAAATTAATTGGTACTCATATTTTTAATTATAACCAAAACCCACATACTTTAAACAAAGTAGGAACATTTATAACAGTACAAGTTCATATACCAGAAAATTTCTATAGTGATTATCGTGGTAATTCTATTATTCACGTAAAACCAATGATAGAAATATGGATAATATCTCATGAAAAACACATGGTCGTAGATAATGTGCCAAAGGTTACGCAAAATCGAAATGATTATTTATCAGAGTTAATTGATAATAAAATTAATGGTAAAAGCGGTTTTGGCATTGGAGATGTTAGATTAGCAAGTAATATTGAGGGAGCTTCTCAGTCAGATTACTTATACAGAAAGCTAACTTTTAAATGCTTGGATTTGAATTGGTCTTTATGCGAAGACGATGACGATTAGTGTGAATATAAGTGGGGTAATATGAAATGTTTGAGATAGATGATTTGAAGATATACAGGGGTGCAGATATTCACATTACTGATAAAATAATTGTTACGCAGCCTACGATTGACCAAATCATTGAATTTGGCGAAAGAAAATATTTTCAAACAGTACACACCCTAACTGGCGTAGGAGCTGATTTTAAATGGCAATTATGGGATTATTTTGATATTGATTATACTACTATTGATGATTTTGAATTATTTAAAAAAATGATTTATCATAGTTTGTCTAGTAGAAAAAAAATATATTATGAATTAAAAAATAATCCAGAACAGTATGAAGAATATATAGAAAAAATGAATGATGAAGATTTGGATGACTTATTGGTCAATCCACTTTCTCTCATTATAAAAGATATAGATTTTGCTGATTTCGAAGAATATGAATCAGATAAAAATCATGAAACTATTTTATACGACAAAGAACATGATATTACAATTGACAGATATGTATATGCAAGAATAGTTGACGCTGTTAGAAAAATCCACGGTTTAAAAAGGAATAATCAGATTCCAGCAAATGAAAGAACCAAGATGGATTTAATTGAAGATGCTAGAGATGATGCATTGCGTGATTCTCAAAAGCCATATAAGAGTTTATTAAAACCTCTTATTTCTGCTTTGGCTGTAAAAACTGGTCAACTAGGGAGCGATTCTATTTGGAATACAAAGATAAATATGTTCTTTGATAGTATAAAAAGAATTAATAAAATCCAAGACGCAGAATTGTTATTACAAGGTGCTTATTCTGGATTTGCCAGCCTTAAAGATGTTGATAAAGATAGACTTGATTGGGCTGGAGATATTTAAAATATAATTATTTTATGGAGGAAATTATTATGGCATTCAATAAGAACGAATTAATTCTTGATAAAGTTCGTAGCTTAACTGCTCACGACCTTGAATCAGATAAAATGCTTTTAAGACTTACATCTCTTGAAGATTCTAGTCTTAACACAACTGCTGAAGGTGAAGAAATTGTTGACTCTATCGGTGCTCTTATCACAACACTGTATCGTGCTAAGAAAGCAACATTTTCTGCAAGCAACTCTTTAATTTCTCTTGACCTTGCTGCTGCTCAGTATGGTACAAAGAAACAGGTTGCAGATGGAACAACAAAAGTTCTTGACTGTGCTTATGAAACAATTAAAATCGAAGATGGTGCTACAAGTGTAAAACTTAAACATGAACCTATCGTGGAAAGTATTAAATGGATTTACATCATCGAAAACAACGAAGTTGGTGAAGCTTTCGAAGTTGGAGCTGCTGCTTCTGAAAAGATGGCTGTTGTTGCTGATGACGGAACAATTACACTTCCTACAAGTGTAACAAAAGGTAAAGTTTACGTTGAATACGATTTCGAAAACGAAAACGCTGTTCAGATTGTAAACAAAGCTAGCGAATTCCCAGAAGCTGTTAAAGTTATTATCTATGCATACTTCAGAGATGTATGTAACGAAAATAAAGTATATTCTGGTAAAATCATTTGTCCAAAGGCAAAATTAAATCCAGAATCTGTAGAACTTTCTCTGACTTCTACTGGTAAACATCCATTTGAATTCGTTGTTAACCGTGACTACTGTGCAGAAGAAGGCGAAGACGAATTATTCAGAATTATCGTATCTGAATAATCTAACTTTTAACTAATAAATTTATATGAGTAGGGGTTTATCCCCTACTCTATTATTTATATGGAGGTGGTACAGATGGCAGAAAAAAATAATGCAACATGCAGTATATGCGGAAAAGATTACTACATGTGTATGTCATGTAAAGATTCCATTGAGCTTCATCCGTTTAAAAGATTTACTGATACTTCAGAGCATTATAAAGTATTTCAGGTAGTACGTGGATTTTCGACTGGTGTATATTCCAAAGACGAAGCCAAAGAAAAATTTAAAAATATAGATTTAAGCGATTTAGAAAGTTTCAGACCACACATCAAAAATATTATAAAAGATATTTTAAGAGAAGAAAAACCAGTTATTGAAAAGGTTTATTCTCGTAAAAAAAATAAAGTAGATGAAGTTAAAGTGGATGAAAAAATAGATAGCGATTGCGAAAGCGAAAGCGAAATTGTTGAGTGTGAATAATATTGTGTAGATTAATAGAAAGGAAATATTTGTTCACAATCTGTAACAGTATTTCCTTTTTTTTACTGTGTACAATATTTAGTAAAAATATGGAAATACGTAGAAAATGAATGAAAGAAAAGGTAAAAATTATGAGAGAAATAAGTGATGTAACTGGTATAACTTATGAGCTTGAAGATGTTGTGTTCTTTAGAAATTTATATCAATCAAGTTTTTATATTGACCATAATGCTACTATTGTAGATGTTTTTACGGATAGTAATGGCAAGCTTGTGTTTGTTTTTTATCGTGACCAACATGAAAATTTAATAAAGTTATGGCTTGATAATAAAAAGGAAAGCAATAAAGATGAGTAAAAATGAAGGAAAAATCTTTGAAGAAGATATAAAAAATAGCGTTCCAGATTATGCAAAATTATTAAGATTGCCAGACCCCCCACACTCTTTTACTCAAAGAAGCGATACAAAGTTTTCTAAGAAGAATCCGTATGATTTTGAATGCTTTGATTCCAAAAGAAGAACTTTGTATTGTTGGGAGTTAAAATCAACGGCTCAAAAATATATGGGGTTTCAAATGAGCAAGGATGACGACAGAGAAGTTTTGATTAAATGGCATCAAATAGATGGACTAACAAAGGCTTCTGAATATCCAAACGTAATTGCTGGTTTTCTTTTAAATTATAGATTGGATAATGGCGAGCAACTTTTATATTTTTTAGATATTAAAGATTTTAATAAAATGAAAAAATCAATTAGCAAAAAATCATTTAATATAATGGATGCCGTTTTATACGGTGCTATTAGAATAAATGGTAACAAAAAAAGAACAAGATGGAATTGGGATTTAGATAATTTTCTAAATCTTAACTTAAATTAACAAATTATGAGAGGGTAATAAAGGTGATGAATATGTTAAATAAAAATGGTGTTTTTACTTATAAAGATGATTCTTATGATTTTAATTTTAAAACTTCTTTATCAGCAATGGAAAAATTGTCTTTTGTCAGAAATGTAGTTGACACAATTGTAGATGATAAAAGTTATGATGTTGTAATTAGAGATTTGGTTTTTGATTTTAATATTATTGCATTTTTTACAAATATAGATACATCATTTATCGAAATGAAAGACGAAGATGGTAATGATATTAATCATATTCTTCTTATTGAACATTTCTTAAATGAGTCTAATGTTGTTGATATTGTAAAGGCAAATATGGAAGACGGAGTAATCGAAGAACTTACAAATGCAATTGATTTAAATGTTCAGTATCTTACTGGAATTTGTTTAAATTCAGTTAACAATTCATTGGCAAAATTACTTTCAACATTAGAAAAAAAATTTAATGGTGTTGATTTAGACAGTATGATGCCTATGGTTCAGAAGTTTGCAAGTATGACTGATGATTTTACAGTAGACAACATTGTTAGCGCTTATATGAATAGCGACATTCACAAAAGTAATATTGTTGAAATTGAAAAAGCAAAAGCGTCAAAAGAAGAAAAAGTAGAAGTATCAGAATCTAAAAAGTCAACAAAGAAAAAAGAAGATAAAACAAAAAGCGAATAAAAATTCGTAGGTGATATATATGATTATTAAAAACAATGCCCAGCTAACAAAAGCTATAATGTCAAAATGTGTTGACGCTGTGAATAGTGCGGAATTAAAAATTTATGGTGATTTTTTTGACATGGTTCACCATTTCTACACAGAGTTTTCTCCAGATGAGTATATAAGAACATATGCATTATACACATCATTGGATTCCACTGGTGCAAAAGTAAACGGAGATTCTGTGAGTGCAAAAGTATATTTTAATACGCCAAGTTATCAACAAGGCATGATGGAATTACAACATACTCCAGAGCATGGAATGTATGGTTGGGCTAGTCATAGTGGAGAAGAGGTTCTTGACACTGCGATGACTAGTAAAAAATCACATGGTGGTCATATTAGTGGTACTCCTATTTGGACTACCACTATGAAAAAGCTTGGTGGGAAAGCTGGAATAAAAGATTTGTTAAAACAAGAATTAAAAAGTCAAGGTCTTTAATCTAATAAGAAAGGAGGATGATTTATGGCAAAGGGAAGAAAAACGTTTAGAAAAGTTATCACTTCTGACGAGTTAATATCACAAATTAACCCAGAGAACGTTAAGTTAATGGAAAGATTTTTAAAAAATTTTGCCACTAAGCGTTCTCCTAAATCTGTTACTGTATATAGAAGTAATTTAAATATATTTTTTGTATGGAATTTATTGGAAAATTCTAATAAGCCATTTGCAAAAATCAGAAAATTAGAAATGTTAGATTTCTTTGATTATGCGCTAAGTGAGTTGCGTTGGTCTCCAAATAGATTTCACCAATGCCACTCTTCTTTATCAAGTTTCTCAGATTGGATTGAGAATTATTATGATGAAGTTGATGGATATGAAAATTTCCGAAACATTGTAAAGAAAATTGAAAAACCATCAAAAGAGGCGGTTAGAGAAAAAACAGTTTTAAAAGAAGATGATATTGATAAAATATTTATTGTATTAGAAGAAGAGAAACGTATACAGGAGCAATGTTTATTGGCACTGGCTATTTCTTGTGGTGCTAGAGTTTCTGAATTAGCTCAGTTTACTACGTCCCTTATCGATGAAAACAATACTGTTTTTGAGGGATTATTTTTAGAAACTACGGAAAAAATTAGAACAAAAGGTTCTGGAGTTATGGGAAAGATGTTAAAAAAATATATATTAAAAGATATGTTTTTACCATATTACCATAAATGGCTAAAAGAAAGAGAAAAAATTCTTAAAGATAATAATCAAGAACATGATTTTATTTTTATAACAAAAGATGGAAATCCAGCCAATGCAGATAGACTAAGAGATTGGATTGGCACTTGGGGCGACATTGTTGACCAACCATCATATCCACATATGTATCGTCACTATCAAATTAGTCTTTTGAAAAGATTGGAGATTGATGACGATTTAATTGTATATTTAACTGGTTGGGCTGAGGGAAGCGGTCATACAATGATTTCTATTTATAATGATAATGAATTAAGAGATACGCAATTTGCATGTCTTAACAACTTAAAAGATTTCTTAAAAGAAAAATAAAGTAATATTTTAGTAGGCTAGGGTTTAAAATTGGAGTTTTATTGCCAGTTTTATCTAGCCTACTTTTTAAATTAGAAAATTATTGCACCTTTTAAGGTGCGTTTTATATGCACCTGAAAGGAGTGTGAATATATATGGCTGATTATACAATCGAGCTGGGTGTCAAGTTGAATACCAATGAAGTTGACACTAAAATTAAAAGTTATAATAATAAAACAATTAAATTAAAAGCAGATTTTGACCCTAGTGATATCACTACAAAATTGAATTCATATAATCCAAAGCCAATTGTTGTTAAATCTACTCTTAACACAGACGGTATAACTGCTAAAATTAAAGCTTATGACCCACGTAAAATGATTCATCTCAAATCTAAATTGAGCATGGAGAATGTTGAGACAGCTATAAGCAATTATAATAATAGCAAGCCAATTAAGCTTAGTGCAGAATTATATCAAGGAGCGCTTAATAAGGCTGTACAAGCTCAGGCTGGAACTGTGTCAGAGATAATTACAGTTAAGGCTAAATTAGATGATAATGCTATTAATAAAGCAATTTCCACTTTTTCATCTGGAAATTCTGCAATTCCAATCAGAGTAGACCCAGATTTTAGCAATGTTAATTTTGATAAAGTCGAGGAGCTTTTAAAGGGGTATGAGGCTAGAACGCCAATAAAAGCCAATGTTCAGATAAATAAAACTGGAATTAACAATGCAATAAGTGAATTTAATACTGAGCTTAAAGGCGATAGAAATAGAGATATTTTGTTACAAGTTAAAATAACTGATGCTGCTATTTCTAGTGCATTATCTAAATACAATCAAAGTAATAGTGCTTCTAGCAAAACAGGAATTCCAATTGATTTAACTATAAAACCAAATTCGGACTTTGACGCTAGGTTAAAAGCAAAAATAGCAGAATATGAAAAAGTTCCTGTTTCAATTCCAGCACAGTTAATGCCATCATATAGCAAAGGCAAAGGTTTTACATCTGAACTTCAGAAAGTTCCTATTCCTATTGATGTAACATTACAAAATCCAAAGGCTCTTAATGAGGCTATAAAAGCGCAAACTGGAAAAGTAGTTCCAGTTAAAGCGGAACTAATACCAACTGCAAATTTTGATGCTAAGATAACCAAGAAAACAATTCCAATTTATGGTGAATTAGACCCAAAAAATATCAATGCTACAATAGACGCATTTAAACCAACATCTAAAATAAAAGTTGGTGTTAAATTAGATTCCATAGATGTAAATGATGAGGTAAGAAAATTACCAAAATCTACTGAGAAGATTGAAGTTGGCGCAAAATTATCTCCAACAAGTATTAATCAGGCTATATCTACCGCAAAGCCAACAAGTTTACTTAGAGTAAATATTGATATACAAGAGGCTGATGTTAATGCTCAAATAAGCGCAATACAGCCTACTGCCAAAATAAAAGTTTTATTGGATTTTGGCAATGCTAGTGCAACTGATAAATCTGGTGTGGCTGGTATACAAAATACTCAGTCCCCAGTAATGATGAAGGTAAAATTAGACCGTGAAGATATTAATGGTCAAATTAGGGATTTTAAAACAACTTCAAAAATAAAAGTTGGAATTAAAGCTGATTTTGCTAGTCATTCTGGTGGTCAGACTGGTATTCCACAGCAGATTAAAAATTATAAAACTAATACTAAAATTAGAGTTGGTATTAAGTTACAAACAGACGATATTAATGCTCAGATAGAGGCAATACATCCAACTTCTAAGATTAGAGCATCTATAGATATAAATAATAGTTTAAATAAAAACGATACTAATGCTGCTAAAGTAAAAGTTCAATTAGACAAAGCTGATATTAATAATCAGATTCAAACATTTACTAGAGAATCAAAGCAAAAAATGAAATTAAATTTACAGTTTTTTGCGGCAAAGGGAAGTGGCAATAATAGTGTAACGAAACAAATAAAAAGTGCTATTGACCAATCAGTAGGTTCAAATAAAAAGATTCCTATTAATATTGAACTTGAGCAAGGTAGCGTACAGAGAGTTCAAAGCCAAATTGATAATATTAGACAACAGATTACGCAACTTTCTAATATAAGAATTGATTTTGGTGGTGGAGGCAATAGTGGTGGTGGTCGTGGTGCTGCCGCACAAGCTAATGAAACAGCTGAAGCATTTAGATATTTAATGTCTATCATAAATGAAATCAACTCAAAAAGAGTGCAGTTAAATAAATTGACTGGTTCTGCTCAAGCATCGAATGAAATAAGAACTCTTACAGACCAAATAGATAGACTTGATATCGAATATAACAATTTAATAAATTCTCTTAGCGCTCGTGGAATACAGTTTACTGGAGAGCAGTGGAGTCAGCTTGAAACAGCTATGATAAGAGCTGGAAGACAAATAGATATTGTTCAAGCAAAAATGGCCGACAAAACTATTGCTCAAGGTCAAACACAATCATTTAGAGAGCTTTCGTCAATTCTTAAAGAGATAGACTCTTTAGAGAAAAATATTACAAATTTGAAATTGCAAGGCGGAAACTCAAATCAGATTGCACTGCTTGAGGGAGAATTAAGAACTTTACAGTCTACATATCAGCATCTTGTAACAACAATGAACACTCCTTTAACCGCTGCTCAGTGGGGTTCATTGTATACACAAATTGCAAAAACATCTGAAGATATCGATAGATTAAAAGCAAAATATGCTGACGCAAGGGCTGAGTTTTCAAAAGGCATTAAAGCGAATATTTCTAATGGTAAATTAGGCACTGAACTTAATGGTGTAATACAGAATTTTAACAGACTTGGCATTGCAAATAGACAAGTGTCTGACGATATTAGACAGTTGCAGGCGCTACTGAAAAATATGGACGCTAGTGATGATGTAGAATCTGTTTGTAGCGATTATGAGAGATTTCAACAATTATTACAAACTGTAAAATATGGCATAAAAGATTTGCAAATTCAAATGAATGAAGCGAATAGACCAGAAATGCTGGCTGCTTCAAAAGAGGCTGCGGTACAAAAATTAAATGGTTTATTCGAAAAAGGTTCTCAGGCTGCAAAAACATATGGCAACAGAGTAAAAGAACTCAGACGCGAACTCGACAGTGTTGGAAATACCGCTGGTGTTGATTTGGTTAATAAAAAAATTAACAACCTTGCAACAGAAATCAAAAACTCAGGTCTTCAAACAAAGACGCTTAGTACCGCGTTAAAAGACCAGTTTAGAAAATATTCTTCATACTTCTCTGTATATACCGTATTTATGTATACAGCTAGAGCCTTAAGAAGCATGTTTGAGCAAGTTAAATCTATTGATGCTGCAATGACAGAGCTCAAAAAAGTTACTGACGAAACTGCTTCATCATATGATAAGTTTTTAACAAATGCTGCTTCAAGAGCAAAAGAAATTGGTACAACAATTGACGGTCTTGTTAAATCAACAGCAGATTTTGCAAGACTTGGATATAACTTTGCAGACGCTCAGGGTCTTGCTGAAGTTGCAAATATTTATGCAGTAGTTGGTGATGAAATTGAGGGTGTTGAAGATGCTACTCAGAGCTTAATTTCTACAATGGCTGCATTTAAAGACCAGTCAAGCGAAATGAGCAATACAGAATTTGCAAATGAAATCATTGATAAATTTAATGAGATTGGTAATAAATTTGCAATTAGTTCTGGTGGTATTGGTGAAGCGATGAAGAGGTCGTCTTCTTCTCTTGATGCTGCAAACAACACAATTGACGAATCAATTGCGTTAATTACAGCTGCAAATACTGTAGTACAGAACCCAGATAAAGTTGGTAACGCATTTAAAACAATTTCAATGAGAATTCGTGGTGCAACAACTGAGCTTGAGGAAGCTGGCGAATCAACAGAGGGAATGGCTGAATCTACTGCTAAAATGCGTAAGGAAATTATGGCTCTCTCTGGCGTAGATATCATGATAAATGACGATACGTTCAAGTCTACATTTGATATCATGGATGAGCTTTCTAAAAAATGGGAAGATTTAACTGATATTCAGCAAGCTTCAATTATTGAACTTATGGCTGGTAAGCATCAGGGTAATGTATTTGCATCATTAATGCAAAACTTTGATATAGCAAGAGAAGCTCTTGATGTATCCATAAATTCTTCTGGCTCTGCTATGAAAGAACATGCAAAATGGAGCGAATCTATTGAAGCCAGATTATTAAAGATTAAAGCCGCATGGCAAAGCTTATCTCAAAGCTTTTTGCAGTCAGATTTCTTAAAAGGGTTGTTAAATACTGTTACATCTTTAGTTGACGGTTTAGACTTTCTTGTTGATAAATTTGGCACAATACCAACTCTTTTTATGGGTGGTGCTGTATTCAAAACATTGTTTAATAACAGTGGATTTTTTAAAACAATAAACACAGACCTTACTGGTATTATAAATAAGATTGGTGTTGCAAATAGAAGCATTGCAGAATTACAGCAATCTTTTTCTTCTGGTAAGGCAAATGGCGGAGGATTTTTTGGCGGAATATCTGCTGTTAAAAATTCCATGAGCAAAACCTTAACAGAAAAAGATATATCCAACATAAAGGCATATAATGACCAAATAGATAAGTGTGTTGGTTCTCAGACAGCATGGAATCGTACAATGCTAACATCTAGTAGGCATGCACAGAATTTGGTTGCAAATGCAAAGGGCGGTAAGGTTGCAGTTGACGGTTTAACTGCATCAACAAAATCTTCTAGACTAGCAACTATTGGATTAACTGCTGCTACAACTGCTTTAAATATTGCTCTTACAATGGGAATTAGCCTTTTAATAACTGGAGTTATTAAAGCGTTAGATAAGGCTATTACAACCAAGAAAGAACTTGCTGAACAAGTTACAGAAGTTACAGAAAAGTTTAAAGAACAACACGAACAGCTTAAGAAACTTAAAGGCGATTATGATACTTCTGATGAAAAATCAATGGCTTCTAGATATGAAAAGTTATCTAAAGGCGTTGATGACCTTGGTAGAAATATATCTTTAACTGCGGACGAATATTCTGAATATCAAGATATTTTAAATAAAATTGCAGAGCAAATTCCTAGTCTTGTATCTGGATATGATGAACAAGGAAATGCAATGATTTCTTGCAAAGGAAATGTAGATGATTTAATAGAAGCATATGAAAATCTGATACATCTTCAAAATCAGGAAGTTTTAACTAGTGCTGGTGACATAGGAAAAGATTTTAATAACTCTGCTAAAGAAGCTAAAGGCAATGATTTATGGGGTTCATTTAGAAAAGGAATGACAAATATGTCTAGCTGGCAGCAGTGGCTTGCCAATGCATTAAATCCTTCATTTGGAGTCTATAAAGCTGTTGATTATATTGCCGACTGGACTGTTGGAAATGATATGACCATTGGCACTGCAAGTGCTCTTAGAGAATTATTAAATACTGATAGAGAAGAAGTTGCTGACGTAATATCAAATTATGACGAACAGACGTTGCAAGAAATTCAAACGGCATTAAAAGATGCCGATATTGACGTTGGATTTTTAGGGAATAATACAGCGGAAGCATTGGCAGAAGCGATTGAAAATGAACCAGCGAAAATAAAAGGAATAATAGATAATTTTTATGGTGATTTACAAGATACCATCGACCCACAAAAATCAGTAGCATTAGCAAAATTAAGTGAAGCATTTGATGTTAGAAGTTCTCTAAGTGGAGTGAACTACGATAATATTAGCGAAGAAATGAAGGCTATTGCCACACAAACAGTTAATAGTTTAGACTTTGATTTCTTTGCGGAGCTTTTAGATAAAGGTCAGACAATTGGGCAATGGACTGATACAATTCTTAATCAACTTAATTCTATTAGCGATGTTGATAACGCAAAATTATCTGCGAAATTTAGTTTGGAAACAGAATTTAACAATGGCGAAATTTCATATGGAGAATATGTTAATGGAATTAAAGATGCAGAAAATTTAATTTCTGGTCTTGATTTAGATGAAGAAGTTGTAAGTCAAATTAAGTTCAGTTTAAACACAGAAGAAGTCATAGGAAACTATGACGATATTGTAAAACGACTTAATGAAATAGAAGTTGCAAATCCAGAAGAATTTTTGAGCGATTTAACAGCAAGTGAATATTCTGTAATGGTTGACTTGGTAGCAGATGATTTTGATTTAAGTGGTTTTGACGCTCAGGCTCTTAGAGATTATATTAGAAACCTTGCAGATATTAAAGATGCAATGGCTTTCGAAACAGATATTAGCGTTGATACAACTGCGTTAGAAGCTTTAAATACCGCATTATCAGAATCTGCTTCTGCTATTGGTCTTACTGAGACATCAATAGACAGTTTGAAATCAAGATATGAAGACCTTGAGGGTTACGATATATCTACTTTATTTGAGAGAACTGCTAGTGGTATCAAAGTAAATAGAGATGAACTTGCTAGGTTAGAAGAAGAATATCAGAATTTAAAACAAGCAGATGTTCAAAAACATTTAGATACTCTTGTTGACGAATATAATAGACTCACAGCCGAGATTGACAACTGTTCAAATGCAGCTGAAAGAGCTAAACTTATGTCTGAGCGTGACGGATATGTGTCACAGATTCAGGAACTTGCCGAATACCAAGCTCAATTAGAGGGCGTTACTGGAGCATATAAAAAATGGATTGATGCTCAAAATGAACCAGAAGACCATGAGGGTTATGAAGCTGTTGCTTCTGGAAGAAAAGATGTAAAAGCTGAACTTGATAGAGGTATCATGAGCAAATCAACAAAAGCTTATATCGACCTCTTATCTGGCGAAGATTTATCTGGTAAAAGTATAGATGAGTATGCGGCAGCTTGGGAAAGACTTGGCGAAACAGTTGGCGAAACTGGATATACCGTTCATGATTTCTTTACAGTTAATGACGAGGGTAAAATTACAAGAACTGGTATTGATAGATTCTTCGAAAGCGTTAAAAGTGAATTCGAAGGAATTTATGATGAAGATACTGGATTGTACGATTTTAGCGAGGATAACCTAAAAGCAATTCAAGAAAAATGGGGTATGGGTATTGATGCTATTCAACTCATGCTTGAAGCAGCTTCATCTGCTGGTTATGAAGTTGACTGGGGTGGAATCTTTGATGATATTGAAATAGATTTTTCTGATTATGAAACATTAATCGCTCTTGCAGAATCAGCACAGCAGGCTTTTAATGACTTGGATATTGATGGGCTTGAAGATGTAGAGTTTAATTTTGAAACTTCGAATATTGAATCTGCAACATCTGAAATGAAAGAGGCTCAGAAGATTTATAATGACCTTATAGACCCAGATAAAGACGGAAATGTTAATCTTGAAGCGGAGGGCGCTGAGGAGATGAGGGTTGTACTTTCAACTCTTATATTCCAAAAGCAGCAACTTGAAGATTCAAATATATGTCTTAACATAGATACTTCTCAATTAGATGAATCACAGGCTGAAATTGGTGCTGCGATTAGTGCTGTTCAAAATTTTAGAGAAAAATTCAAAAATCTTGAAATAGCTATTAATACTGGCGATGGTATTGAAAATGCAAAAACGGAGCTTAAATCAGCATTAGATGGTCTTAGTGCTGAGGGAGTTGACGTTGATATTGCCGCCCAACTTATACTTGGTGAGGGTAGCGATGCTGCCGACCTTACTGAAAAAGTTAATGCGGCAGTTGAAGCAGTTGGACAACCAGAAGTTGATGTTGGATGCAAGCTTGATGAAACAGCTATTGGGACTTTAAATTCTCAATTATTAACTAATTTTACTCCAGAGGCTACTGTTAAAATTACTAAGATTGACGAATCATTAGTAAACAATTATCAGACTACTGAAAAGACTGCTAATGGTAAAGTTATATGGGATAATGATGAAACATTAGTTAATCAGTTTAAGGCAGAAAAACATGAAGCAAATGGTAAGGTTAAGTGGGATGATGATTCTGCAAGTCTTAAACTTTCTGGATGGAGAGCAACTGGTACTGTAACTTGGACTAGTGGAAACAATGTTCAGGTTAAAGTTGTTAAACTTGCTAATGGTACTGCGAATGTAAACGGAACTGCTCTTGCTGGCGGTACTACTGGTCGTGCATTTAAGCAAGGTGACTGGAGCATTAAAGACTCTGGAACTGCACTGGTTGGAGAACTTGGTACAGAAACATTAGTTCGTAATGGTAGATATTATACTATTGGTGATTCTGGCGCTGAATTTATTAAATATAAAAAAGGCGACATAGTATTCAATCACAAACAAACAGAAGAACTTTTCAAAAATGGAAGGGTAACTTCTGGTGGTGGTCGCGGAAGAGCTTTCGCAAATGGAAGTTACGCTTCTACTGGTAGAGCGTTTGTAAATTCGACTGTATCTGAATCAGATTGGGTTAAAAAATATAAGAATAATTCCAATACAAATAATAACACCTCTAATAATACAAGTAGCAATAGAACAAATACAACAAATAGAAGTAATAATAATACAGATACAAAAGATACTGCTAAGGATTTTGAAGAAACATTTGACTGGATTGAAATAGCACTTGAACGTGTAGAAAAAGCTATTGATAGTCTTGACCAAAAAGCAAATGCTACATATATAACTTGGTCTAAAAGAAACAAGGCTCTTTCCGATGAAATTGGCGTTGTAAACGATGCGATGGAAATTCAGCAGATGGCTTACGAAAGATACATGGATGAGGCTAATTCTGTCGGTCTTGATAGCAAGTATAAAAAAATGGTTCAGGATGGAAGTATTGATATTAACAATATTACCGATGAAGACCTTGCTAATAAGATAAAAGAGTATCAGGATTGGTATGAAAAAGCCCAAGATTGTAAAGACGCAATTGAAGAACTTCGCGAACAAGAAGCCGAACTTTATGCACAGAGATTTGAAAACGTTCAAAGCCAATATGACGCTGTTGTTCAGGGATATGAACATACAGAAAAAATGCTTGATGAATATATTTCTCAGGCGGAAGCTAAAGGTCATATTGTAAGTAGCGAATATTATAATGCGTTAATTGCAAATGAAAAAGCTACTATTTCTGCGCTTGAAGACGAACAGTCTGAGTTAATTGCCAAAAGACAAGAGTACTATGACGCAATGCGTGATAACGGTATGACTCATGAAGAAATTTTGGATTCTGAACAATGGACTGAAATGTCTGCTGAGATTGATGGCGTTACCGAAGCCATCGAAGAATCTAATACTGCAATTATTGAATATGGAAATTCAATTCGTGAAGTAGACTGGGAAGTCTTTGATATGATTCAAGAAAGAATTAGTGCGGTTTCTGATGAAGCAGAATTCTTAATTGAGCTGATGAGTAATGATAAGCTGTTTGATGATAAAGGTAAGTTGACTGAGCAGGGCGCTGCTACAATGGCAATGCATGCTCAAAAGTACAACAACTACATGTATCAGGCTGATGACTATGGTGCTGAGATTGCTGATATTGATGCAAAAATAGCTTCTGGCGAATATGATTCAAAAGACCAAGAGGTTATTAATCGAAGACAAGAACTTCTTGAAGCTCAAAGAGATTGTATACTTGCTGCTGAAGATGAAAAGCAAGCTATTAAAGACCTTACAGAAGAGGGTATAAATCTTGAACTTGATGCGCTTCAGGAACTTATTGATAAGAAGAATGAAGAGCTTGAAAGCGAAAAGGATTTATACGAATATCAGAAGAAGGTCAAAGAGCAGACCGAAGAAATTGCTTCTCTTGAAAAGCAGATGTCTGCATATTCTGGCGATGATTCTGAAGAAGCAAAAGCAAAGATTCAAGAATTAAAAGTTTCTCTTGAAGATGCTAAAACCGAATTGCAGGAAACAGAATGGGATAAATATATTAGTGATACTTCTGCTCTCCTTGATACTTTATATTTAGAATATGAAAATATTTTAAATCAAAGATTAGACAATGTCGATTATCTTCTTGAACAAGTTGTTGCTGGTATTAATGCTACTATGGGCGTTGATGGCACTATTGATACTGCTTTGGGTTCTGAAGGTGCTATTGCTACAGCCATTTCTAACGCTGTTAGTGAGGGCGGTGGTGTTCAAAAAATCTTAAATAGTGAAGCAACAAGTGTTGGAACTACTCTTTCTACTACAATGGGTAATATTTGGACTACTGGCGAGGGAAATATTAAGTCTGTATTAACAACATATGGAACTGACTTCCAGAATAAACAGACAACAACTAATGTAGAATTAGGAAAGATAAAATCTGACGTTGCTGCTATGGTAGATGATGTAGATAAGGATGCTAAAAAGAAAGTTGAGGAAAAGAAAACTCAAACATCTGCTAATCAGCCTGCTCCTACTCCTGCACCTAAGCCTACTCCTAAGCCTAAGGACGAAAACAAGAAAGATAATGCGACTGGTGGGGACGGAAAGGCTAAAGTTGGTGACAAAGTTAAATTTGTTAGCGGTAAGTATTATTATGATTCATATGGTAAGTCTCCTACTGGTTCTAAAAATCAGGGTAAATATGTTTATATTACAAAAATAAACGCAAAGGGGTCACATCCATATCATATTAGTACTGGTAAAACACTTGGTAAAGGCGACTTAGGTTGGCTGAAATTAAATCAGATTAGTGGCTATGCTACTGGTAAGAGAAAATTATCAGCTGATGAAGCTGCTTGGACTCAGGAAAAGGGTAGAGAATTTATTGTTCGCCCTTCTGATGGAGCTATTCTTACTCCAGTTGCTAAGGGTGATAGTGTTCTAAACGCTAAAGCTACTAGAAACATTTGGGATATGGCTAATTCCCCTGCTGATTTTATAAGAAATAATTTGAACTTAGGTGGTGCGGATATTCCTAGCGGTTCAAACATTAATAACAATTACAATCAGCAGATTGGAAATGTTATATTCAAAATGGACGGAATTAAGAATTACGAAGAAATGTTATCTTCTATGCAAAAGGATAAAAACTTTGAAAAACTTATTCTTTCAATGTCAATTGATAGATTAGCTGGAAAAAGTTCTTTAGCAAAAAATAAATCAATAAGATAAATTGGGATGGTGCAAGTTTTTGCTTGCACCTCTTCCCTATTTTTTAAAGTGCAAATTTTGCACTTTGTAAGTTTGTGAGGTGCAAAAATATGAATGAAAAAAGATATGAAAAAAGACTTGAATTTCAACAAAAAATGATTTCTAAACAATCAAAACAAATTGAAGATTTAAAGTTAGAAATTGAAAAATTGGAATCTAAAATTGTAGAAAAAGACAAAGTTATAAAATCTGTTGATTCATTAAGAAAGGAATTGATGGATGACGTTAACGATATGAAACAGAGAAAAAAAGAATATATTTCTTTGATTGATGAATTAAAAAACATGAAAAAAATACTTAATCAAGAAGTCTATAAAGGTAGATGGTGGTTGATTAAGTTTCTTATAAAGTAAAAAATATTAAAAATATGAATCGAGGTGAGATGAGATGGTAGTATACGATTTTGAATTTGATGGTCAAAGACTTAGTGAGCTTGGAATGACTATTTGTTCATTTGGTGATAAAGGGCTGGAAACAGTTGATAATGGAAGTCAAGTTTCTTTTAATACGGTGTCTGTTCTTGGAGGTTCTCTTCAGAGAAAGACCAGTGCTGTATATGAAGATTGTTTAGAAGCAACTATTCAAATATGTAAATATTCATGCGCTACAGATGTAAAAGAAATAACTCCAATAGAACTTAGACAACTTACAAAATGGCTCAATAGAAAGAAATTTTTAAAATTTAAATTCCTTTCAAATGATTATATTGATTTATATTATGAAGCAAAAATTGATGTTAGTAGAATTGAACTTGATGGAAGATTATATGGGTTAGAATTAAATATCACGACTAATCGTCCTTTTGCTCTTAAAGAACCTAGAAAAATTCTTATTAATAATGCTATAAAAGATGGAAAACATTTTATTAATGATACGTCTCATGAAGAAGGATATATTTATCCACATACAGAAATTACTTTGGTTGAGGGCGGAAAACTAACTATATATAACGCCATAGAAAATAGAGAAACAATTATTGAAAATTGTGTCGCTGGAGAAGTTATTACTATGGATTATCCTATTATAAAATCTAATATCTCGTCTCATGATTTAAATATACAGAATGATTTTAATTGGAAGTTTTTTAGAATAGCAAATACATATAATAATAGCAGAAATGATTTGATAATTTCATTGCCTTGTATAATGAAAGTTGAATATTCTCCTATTATTAAAGTTGGATTGTAAGGTGGTGATATCTTATGGCAATTAATATTAAATTTGATTTAGCTGGAAATCCAGAGCCGCCAACAATACTACTTGCTAATAAAAATGGCAATATATTAGGTCAATTAAATGTAGACGAAGAAAGCATTGATATTAGCGATAAGTTTAATGATGCTTCTGAATTTAGCTTCACATTAAATAAGTTTGTTGATGATGAAATTACAAACTTGTGGGATAAGGTTGTTAATTTTAAACTTGTATATTGCGAAGAATGGGATATGTGGTTTGAGATAACTGTTGAACTTGATGAAGAAACAGAAACTGTTAAAACGGTATTCTGTACACAGCTTGGTCAAGCAGAATTATCACAGCTTAAATTATATAATGTTGAAATTAATACAGAGTCTGATATAGCTCGTGATGACTATAAAATAACTATTTTATATGATGAAAACGACCACGAAGCTTCATTATTGCACAGACTATTAAAAGACAAAGCGCCACACTATTCTATAATTTACGTAGACCCTACTATTGCTAAATTACAGAGAAGCTTCTCTTTTGACGACACATCTATTTGTGATGCATTTATGGAAATTGCAGAAGAAATTGGATGTCTGTTCGTGTTTCATTCTAATTCTAAAAATGGAAAAATACAAAGAACTATATCTGTATTTGATTTACAGCAGAATTGTTTAAATCCAGATTGTAAACATCGTGGAGAATTTACTGATGTTTGTCCTAAATGTGGCGGACAAGATAAAGACGGTAATAAATATGGAATTGAGTATGGATATGGAGAAGATACTAAAATATTTGTAACGTCTGACGAGCTTGCTTCTGGTGGGATACAATTAAAAACAGATACAGACGCTGTTAAGAATTGTTTTAAACTTGAAGCTGGCGATGATTTGATGACGGCAACAGTTAGAAACTGTAATCCAAATGGAACTGATTATATCTGGAGATTTTCAGATGATATGAAGTCTGATATGTCAGAAGAATTAAAAGAAGCATTAAAAGCTTATGACTTAAAATACAAAGAATATTGTGACACATATAAGTCAGAATTAGATAAAGACTTAGTAAAAAAATATAATGCTCTTGTAGAAAAATATAAAAATTATTATGATACTAAGTCAACTTGCTTAAACTGTAAAAACGAAGAGGTGTTTGACGGAAATTGTCCTAAATGTGGTAGCAGCAATGTTTTATCTGGTGACAGTCTACAACCTATCCCAAATGAAATTATTGGTTATGCACCGTTAATGAATGCTTATTATGACACGATTGATTTTGCATTATATCTTGAATCTTCTCTTATGCCTGATGTGGACTTGACTGAGAAATCTCTTTGTTCAGATTGTAAGTATGAAGGGGTTTTTAAAAATACTTGTCCTCAATGTGGTGGTACAAATATTTTGTCAGGAGCAGAATACCAAGCAAGTTTATTAACGACATCTGCCCTCTCTACTGTTGCTGTAAAGGTTGATAATGTCGAGGGTATATCTTTGTCAACATCTAACACTTCTGTTTTATCTATGGCAAAGGTTATTGTCAAATCAACATATAAAGTAGAAATAAAAACATCTTCTTTGTCTGAAGATAAAATTTGGACTGGTAGTTTTATTGTTACAAATTATTCTGATGAAAATGATACTGCCGAAAGTGGAACTATTAGTGTTATAGTTAATAATGACACGGAAACATATGTAGAGCAATTAATAGAAAAATCATTAAACAAAGATAACACGAATGATTATAGTGTTACTGGCTTATTTGAAAAGGAACTTATAGTAATTGACAAAGAAATTGAAAAAATAAATGCAGAAATCGAAGAATTAGATAAAAGAATTGAGGAAGACCCATACAATACAGACTTATTAGAACAAAAAGCAGAAGCTGTTGGTTTTCTGAGCGAGCTAATATTACTGCTTGAAGATGGAAACGAGTTTGGCGGAGAGTTTTATGATGAACTAAAAAAATATGCTCTTAATCCATTAAAAAGTTTTTATGATGCTTGTGATGCTTGTTTAAATATATTAATAGAGCAAGGTGCTGGTAGCGAAAACGAAAAACCAGATTTATATGAAAATTTATATAATCCTTATCGTCAAAAGTCTTCCGCTATTTCTAATGAGATTGCACTTAGAGAAGAAGAAATTAATTTGATTAATGGTATATCCAATGAAAATGGTGTTGTAGACCCAAAAGGAATTAAACAAAATATTGAATCTTGCAGAAATTCTATACAAGATGAACTTAATTTTCAGACTTGTTTAGGAGAGGAATTATGGCTTGAATTCTGTTGTTATCGCAGAGAAGATAAATATTCAAATGAGAATTATGCATCAGACGGCTTAAACAATGCAGAGTTATTTAAGAAAGCTTCTGAGTTTTTTGAAGTTGCTGAGAATGAAATATTTAAAGCTTCTGAGCATCAGCATTCAATTTCTACCACTTTAAATAATCTATTGGCAATTCCAAAATTTAAAGAGTTAATTAAATATTTTAATCTTGGAAACTGGATTCGTGTACAAATTGACGATAATGTTTATAGACTTAGACTTCTTGAATACGGAATTAACTTTGGAGATTTTGATAATGTAGATGTAGAATTTTCAGATGTAACCAAGATAAAAAATGGAGTTACAGATGTGCAAGCTGTTTTATCTCAAGCTTCTTCTATGGCTACTTCTTATAGTTCTGTGAAAAGACAAGCAAGCCAAGGAGAGAAAAGCAATACTACTTTAAATGATTGGGTTAAAAATGGTTTAAGTGCTACAAATACAAAAATTGTAAGTGGTGTTGATGAATCTATATTGCTTGGCAAAAATGGATTTTGGTGCAGACAAATAGACCCAGTAACTGGCGAAGTTAGCAATGAGCAAATAAAAATATTTGATTCTACAATTGCCATTACAGATGATAAATGGAATACTACTAAAACGGCTATTGGTAAATATTATTATATAGATGAAAATGGCGAAGAAAAAATGGCATATGGAGTCAATGGTGAAACAATTATAGGTAAATTTATTTTGGGTAAAAATTTATCTATGCAAAGTGAATCTGGGGCTATGAAGTTTGATGGAGATGGATTATCTATTACAAGTGGAACTGGAGACAGTGTTGGTACAATGACATTTAATGAAAATGGTCTTGTGGTAAATCATGGTAAAAACACTGTTACAATTAGTCCTAAAACAGAAGAGGTTATGAACATTACCAATGGTGAAGACGAAGTTTTTGAAGTTAATGAAAATGGAGAACTTAGTATTAATGGTAATATCATTGCTCGTAGCTTAAAGTTGGAAAATGGAGTTAAAATTGACTCTGGCGTTATTACTAACTTGGCTAATGTTGCTACTTCTGGTTCTTATTACGATTTGCTTGATGCACCTACAAAATTAAGCGAATTTAATAATGATAGTGGTTTTATTACCAATAGTGTAAATAATTTGACTAATTATTATAATAAAACAGAAACCAATAATTTGTTAAATAAAAAAGCTAATTCGGATGATTTGGCTGATGTTGCTACTAGCGGAAGCTATGACGACTTAAGTAATAAGCCAAATTTAAAAGCTGTTGCTACTTCTGGCTCATATAATGATTTATCTAATAAACCATCGTTGTCTTCTGTGGCAACTTCTGGTTCTTATAATGACTTGGTTGATATCGATGAGTTAAAGAATTGGGTCTTACAACAGATACAATTTGCAATCAGTTAATAAGGTGAGTTTCATGAAAGATGGTGATTGACATGACAGAAGAAAAGTTTAAGAAAAAACTTGAAAAAATAAAAGAAAAAAATAAAGAAATTAAATTCAAAAATAAATTAAAAGCTGAAAAAAATAAGTATAAACGCAAGATGAGTACTTCTAATAAAGTTTTAATTGCTTCTATTATTGCAATTCTTGTATTTACAATTGCTTGTTTGTATATTCAATGTGCTACTTCTATGGAAGTCAGCAGCACATTGATTACTTTATGGTATTCATTTTGGACAGTTGAAATTTTAAGTTTGGCTGGAATTAAAATTTCTAAGGTTATAAAAAATTATGATACTGCGTCTGATGTTGAGATTGAGACTGAAGATGAAAACGTTGGGTAATGGAGGAATATAAAATGGATGTAACTACTTTTTTAATGTTATTGGCTTCATTCTCTACTATCACTGGATTGGTAGTTGAATGTATTAAAAAAATTGTAACTGATAAAGCGAATATTTCTTACAATGTTACAGCTCTCATTGTTGCAATGGTTGTTGGTATTTGTGGTTGTGGAATTTATTATCAGTTAAGCGCAATTCCTTTTACTGTTAATAATGTTATTTATATGATTTTAATGGGATTTGCTAGTACATTGGTTAGTACACTTGGATACGACAAAGTAAAACAAGCTATATTGCAGATGTCTAGCAAAAATTAATGGCTTTTATTAAGGAGGTAATATTATGGCTAAACCTGTAATTGTTGGTTCTGCTCGTGTAGACGAGCGTGGACAATACAAGGGTGGACAAGCTGGTTCTCAAATTGATAAAGAAATTAGCAAACAAGATTGGTATCTTCATCCAAAGGGTTGGATTTTAATTCGACCAAAAGACAGCAAAAAGGCTGAAAAGATTGCCAAAGACATGGAATATGCTTGTGATTCAAAATACGTTGGATATGACCAAAATCAAAATAAGACTTTATACGAAGCTGTAAAATCATTAGATTTTGATATTTCTAAATTAAAAACCATGTGTGAAACTGACTGTGCAAGATTAGTTCGCGTATGTGTTAAATATGCTGGGGTTAATGCTAGAGATTTCTACACTGGAACTATGAGAGATGCACTTGAAGATACAGGCGAATTTGAAATTTTAACAAGCGATAAGTATTGTGAGTCTAGCGACTATTTAAAACGCGGAGATATCCTCGTAACAAAAACACAAGGACACACCGTTGTGGTTTTATCTGACGGTGCTAAAATTACAAAGGAAGAAAAGGGTGATAATATGGCGTATACAATGAAGACAAACATTGCTCATAAAAGTAATTATGGCGCAAAAAGAAGTCTGTCTCAAATCAAGTATATTGTAATACATTATACTGCTAATGATGGCGACACAGATGAAAATAATGGAAAATATTTTGATGGTGCAAATAGAAATGCTTCTGCTCATTACTTTGTTGATGATGATTCTGTAACACAGTCTGTTCCAGATGATTATGTTGCATGGCATTGTGGTGGTGGATTGCAGGGTTCTGGTGGACATTCGTTCTATAAACAGTGCACAAATACAAATTCTATTGGCATTGAAATTTGTGACGATATTAAAAATGGTGTTATCTATCCTTCTGCAAAAACAATTGAAAACGTTGTTGCACTTACTAAATCATTGATGAAGAAATATAACGTTCCAGCTTCAAGAGTTATTCGTCATTATGATGTTACTGGAAAAACATGTCCAGCTTATTGGTGTGGAACAACTGCAAAAAATGCAAAATGGAAAACAGAATTTTGGAACAAACTTAGTTCATCAACTTCCTCTTCTACTGCATCTACTTCAAAACCATCATCTTCCTCAACAACATCAACAATAAATAAAACTGCACAATGGACTGGCGTTGTCACAGCGTCTTCATTAAACGTAAGAACTTGGGCTGGCGCTGAAAATCCTACAGTTGTATTTAGTCCACTGAGTAGAAATAGCAAAGTTGAAGTTTGTGATTCTAAGAAAGCATCTGATGGAAGTACATGGTATTATATTAAGTACAATGGTAAATATGGATTTGTTCACTCTAGCTACATTAAAAAAGAAGAAGTTGTTAAATATAAGACTACTGCAAATCTTAATTTAAGAAGCGCAGCTGGTGTAATTAATAAAAACAACGTGTTATGCGTAATTCCAAAAGGCTCAACTGTTACATATAAAAATAAATATTCAACAGTAAATGGAGTTAAATGGTATTATGTAACATACAATGGCAAAACTGGATATGCATCTGGTAGCTATTTAAAAAAAGTGTAACTATTAACATTATATAGCCAAGAGAGTTTAATCACACTCTCTTGGTTTATCAAGGCATCACACTGCATTGAGATGCCTTTATAATAATGAAAGGATTGGGTGCTAGTGTGAAATGGGTGATTTAAAACAATTGACACAAATAGACTGGTGGTATGTATTTATTGCTGTACTCCTTCTTCTCATTTGTATTAAAACTGTGTGGTCATTATTTGACTGGTTTGTTTTTGATAAGCTTGGCATTGAAACAAGAAGAATGAAACAAAGACGGCAAGAAAGCGAGTTGTTAAAGACTACCGCAGAGTTAGCAAAAGCTACTGCTGAAAGTCTTGATGAATTACGAGCACGACATGCAAAAGATGAAGAAGAATTTAGAGTAAATTTAAATACTTATATGAAAGAAAGCAGAGAAGACAGAAAGGCTATTCATGACGAAATGACAAAGTTTAATGAAAATCGTGCCAACGATAGACAGGTTTCAATTGAAAGAGAAAAACGTCTGAATAATCGCATTACTGAAAGCAATGAACACAGAGATAAAATTATTGATAGTATAAGTGATTCTCTACATAAGCTAACCAATATGTTTGTTGACAAAGAAGTCGATGATATGAGGTGGGAAATTTTGAATTTCTGTTCTGCGTTGACATCTGGAAGAAAATATAATAAAGAGTCTTTTGACCATGTAATTCAGATACATGAAAAATACGAAAAGGTTCTTAGTGAGCACAACATGGAAAATGGTCGTGTAACAGCTTCTATGGAAGTAATTATGGAAGTCTATAAAGACAAGTTAAAAAACGGATTTGAATAAAATAGCAATTTTAAGTGTATTGTTAGGTGGTGATAAAGATGGCTTTAAATATTATTAAAAATATAAATATTGACTTTTACGATGATAAATATACTTTAATTAATGCTAAACAATATGACGGCAATTCAAGATATGTTACTATTACTTGCTATAATCAAGGAAAGATATTTAATTTAAATCCTAGCAAGCACACTGCATATGTTAGATATAAAAAATCAGATGGTCATACAATTTTTGATTTCTGTACGATAACTCCAAAGGGTCAAATTGAAATGGAATTAACAGAACAAATGCTTGCTTCAAGTGGTGTTTGTGACGTTGACTTAGTAGTTATACATAAAGGGAATGCCGTTGTAAATGTTGATACTGGTGAAATTATCACAATAGATGACTCATCAATTATATCAACTATGTTATTTAGAGTATATGTATACGAACCTGCGATTGATAACACATTGGTTGAATCTTCAGATGAATATAATGGTCTTAATGATTTATTGACAAGAGCTGAAGCAGATTATAAAGCTGTAATTGAAGCTTCTGAACATCATGCGTTAATGTCTGAGTCTTGGGCTATTGGTGGTACTGGTATTGAGGGTAGAGCTGATGAAGATACAAATAACTCAGAATACCATAGTCAGATGTCTAAATCATGGGCTGTAGGACATACAGAAGATGATGTTAGAAGTGGAGAAGATACTGATAATGCTCAATGGTATAGCGGTCAGTCTGAGTCTTGGGCTATAGGTGGGACTGGCAATAGAGATGGTGAAGATATTAATAATGCTCAGTGGTTTAGTAGTCAATCAGAATCTTGGGCTGTTGGTGACACTGGGAACAGAGATGGCGAAGATACGGATAATGCTCAGTATTATTCTCAAATGTCTAAATCTTATGCAATGGGTGGAACTGGTATTGATGCAAGAAAAGAAGAAGATGTTGATAATGCTGAATATTACTCTAGATTAGCAAAGTCATATACAATGGGTAGCTTTGATGGAAGTACTGAAACGAGAGACGATGAAGGTACTGAAAATGCAAAAACCTATATGGAAACTGCAAAATCTCACATGGACGATGCTAAGGAGCATATGGACAACGCAAAATCTCACATGGATGATGCTAAGGAGTATATGAATAACGCAAAGATTAGTGAAACTAATGCAAAGGCAAGTGAAGATGCATCTGCGTTAAGTGAAACTAATGCAAAGGCAAGTGAAGATGCATCTGCGTTAAGTGAAGCCAATGCGAGTTTGAGTGAAACAAACGCATTAAATAGCGCTAACAAAGCTCAATCATATACTGTTGGTGGTACTGGTACTAGAGTTGGCGAAGATACAGATAATGCTAGTTGGTATTATAACGAAATGAAAGATATGTTTAATGGTTTAAATATTGTATTTGTGCCAAAGGGAACTATATCTTTTGATGAATTGGCAACTGCAAAAGAAACTGCTGTGGCTGGTTATGTATACAATATCAAAGATGATTTTGTTACAGATGAAACATTTAGAGAAGGTGCTGGCATGACATATACTGCTGGTACTAATATATATTATACAATTGATGGTGCGTGGGATTGTTTTGGTGGCTCTGCCTCCCCTACTGCTACTGTTGATGAAGTAAAAGAATATTTAGGAATTTAAGTGAGGTGAGATAAATGTACGTGATATTAATTAATGATGATAACTCAATGTATGGTTCACATAAAGAGAGAATTATGCAGAGAAGCAAATGTGTTGACAATTTAGTTTTTGTAGTAAATTCTAATTATAAAGGCAATGATATGTCTGAAGCTTCTGTTGTGTTGGAATATATTCTTCCAGTATCTCGTGAATATCGAACTGAATATCTCACTCTCTCAGATGAAAGATATAAAGATTGTTTTTTACAGTATAAGCTTCCTTTTGATACTAAGCTTACAAAAGAAGCTGGGAAAATTGAATTACAATTAACTTTCGCCTATACTGGATTGGACGAAAATGGAAATGGAATTCAGATAGTTAGAAAGACTTCTCCTACTACTATAGATATTATTCCAATATCTGCATGGTCTGATATTATACCAGATTCTGCACTTTCCGCTCTTGACCAGAGAATTCTTAAACAAGATGCACAGATTAGAGCATTAGAAGAATTAGCAAATGTAATTGATGCTGGTTCAGTTGTTGATAATCTTATTTATGATTCTGTTGAAGATACTCTTCAGCTTTCTGCAAAAGGCGTTGGAGTTGGAAATAAAGTTTCTGTTAGAGATATGTTAGATGAGGGAATTCCAGTAGTAGAATTAGATTCTAATTCTGATGGTTCAGAAAACGAGCCAGAAGACGATAATCATGAAAATGATTGTGGATGTGAAAACAACAATGTTGTTGAATTTTAATTTATATGATTAGAGGACGATAAACTCGTCCTCTTTTATTATGAAAGGAGGACATGAATTGAGTTTATCATTTAAAGATTCTTTAAAAAATAATATTGAAAAAACTGTAGCAAAACCATTAAAGTTAGCTGCTACAATGAACATAGATGAACCAAGTGTTGAAAATGTTGGAATTATGACACTTGAAGAAACTCCTAGTGTTGCTGCTTATTCTGGCGATGGTGGAAATTGGCAACAGCACAATAAATATGTATATTATTCTGTTTTTAATGACAATAATGTTTCAACTATTAGTGATAAAAAAGAAATAAAATTAGATGGAAATCAGTTCAATATCACTCAAGAAGAAAATTCTCAGTATATACCGTTTGAAATGAATAGAAAATATGATGGCTATGATTTAACAAAAGCGGATATTACTATTCATTATACAACTGCAAATGGAAGACATCAGCCTGTTAGACCAGTAAATGTAACTTATAATAATGATAAGATTAGATTTGGATGGCTTGTTGATGCAAATGCTACGGTTGATGTTGGTACACTTGAATTTGAGATTCATGCTGACGGTATTGTAACTGGTAGCGATAATGTTCCAAGAGCTTATACATGGAAAACTAAACGCAATAAAGAGTTGTATGTTTACGAATCTATGTGTGATTGCGAGGGTGTAATCAATGACATTGATAATAGTTGGTTG